GTCTTACCTTCGTTCTCAGGATTTGCTGGATCTTTTACAACATAAATGTTGCTGATATAAGTAAGTTTACGCTTTTGCTTACGAGCAGTATCTTTACCTGCGTCTGTTCCATTGTTCCAGAGTTGTGAGTTGAACTCAGATACTGGATCTTTCTGCCCTAATGTAGTTAGAGAGTTCTCGATATACCATCCACCAGGTCCTTGAAAGGCATGGGAGTATAGTTTTACAAATGGTAGATCTTCACCATCGGGAGCAGGAAGGAAACGAATAACGGCATAACCGTTACCACCTTTATCTACTTCTAATTTCCATAGACGGTCATCACCTTGACCACCTGTGTTATTCATCTTTTCGACTTCCTTCACAAGTTTTTGTGTAAGAGAGCCCAGTTTTGATTGCTTTTTAAGTTTAGCAAACGACATTTAGATTCCTCGGATTAATTTGGATTTAATTTGATTGGTTTTATTATAACAAAAATTTTCTCATTCGTCAATCTTTGACTTAAGAGATTCAATAGTTTGTGTCATACCAGAGAACAAAACTGAAATATCAGTACCTGCTGGAAAACCCAACATTTGAACTGATTTTTCTAATTGTTTTTTCATTTTCTTTGCTTCAGGATCATCTGATAAAGAAAGCCTAGTATACATCACTCTTTGCAATTCCAATAGAGTGCTTAGGTTATCTATATGTTCAATTCTTTCATCATGATCCATTTTATCAAAACTAAATCCATTTTCATAGATTGAGTGTTGAAGTTCATTAATCTCTTTTAATTCTTCTCGAACTAATTCTGATTTGAAAAAATCACCCATTTACAATTTCCCGTAGTACTTTTTTAAATTGGAATACATTTATATTTAGGAAAGGTAGATACTTTTTTAATTTCATACTTACGGTTTCCCACACTGGATCTGTTAATTTCTTGTCAAATTTACCTTTGAAAGAAAAAACTTTTTCCAGTATTGATAATGTTTCTAGTGAAATCTCTCCACCTAGATATTTTTTTAGAACTATAGGATGACCCTTGGAGCAGTTGAATACTTTCTCTAAGTCGTTCTCTGAGAGTAAGTTCTCTGATTGTTCCTTGAACATATACGTCAAACTCTGTTGCCTCATTTTCCATTCTGCGTATGTTCTTTCTCCAGAATTGATAATTTCTCCAATCCATAAATTTTGTGGGTTTGTAGCGTTTACGAAATTTGATAAAAGAAAATCTATTATCTCTTGATCTGAATACTTCCTAGAAGTTTTCTCAAACCAATACTTATCTTTCCTTTTATTGAATGATGTTAATGTAGCACGAGATTTACCACCATACTTAATGAAATCATACTTAGGGTTAGTAAAATGACTCTTCATTGATAAGTATGTGCGGTAGGTCTCAAATGGTGTCACTTTCAAATTTGAACTCCTATAGATTCTGGTCTATATTTGAAATACCCAGTTACATCATAATCATAATAAAAATATTGACGACCCCATCTTGGAGTATCTGTCATCCATTTACCCAAAGGATCTACAAAACCACTTTGAGTAGCTGTCATACATTGATCAATAGGAGCATTCTCTACCCAATGCCAAGGAACACAACTATCTACTGTAAGTATAGAGCAAACAGTTTTAAGTGCAACTTGTCTTATGGCTCCATCATGATAAGCATCCATAGTATCTACAACATCTTGCCCTCTATCCCCATAAAATTCTTTTAGAATATCTGGTGGATACTTAATTCCATTTGTGGCATGAAGTATGAGTTCTGGTTCAGCCTTTTTTAAACGCTGCATTATAGGTTCATTTGGAGTATGATCACAATATGCTTGATCTCCCCACAAATCATTACATACAAGACCTACACCTTTATATTCCCTCTCTATTCCAGATGATTCGTAAAATGGAAGATTAATTACTTCACATGGAGTCATACCAGGAACTAAACTCTGATCTGCATTACAATGACTACCTATCAAATAACATTTATTTGTTATATTAATTAATTTTCCATCCTTTGCATAATGTCTTATTTCATTCCTATGAAGATCTCCATGTGCTTCAGGTTCTTTAAACATTGTACCCAAATGCAGACCAACACCAACTCTTTTCTGGTGGTTCTCAATTTCTAGTAATGCTTCTTGCACTTCTTCAAAATTTTCTATCCAAGTTGAATTATATCCAGTCAAAGCACACTCTGGAGTTAATAGCAAATCAACTTCATTTTCCTTTCCCCAATCAAGTGCATTTAATATTTCTTTCTTATTAAATTGGATATTATCATTATTTACAGGTATTTGAGCACCTGATAATCTAACAAAACCTTTAGTCATCGTTGTCTTCCTCTGTTTCAAATTCAGTAATTGCATCAATAGGAACTTCTGCTTCTCCTACACGATACCAATGAACCATTTCACCACTTTTCCAACTTTTTCTCTCACCAAGATATTCAAGGTCAGGCATATTATAATCACGCAAAATCGCTTGTAAACGATAATGCAGTAGTTCAAGTTCGGTTGTTTTCATTTTTTGGGTTGATTTTTGGTGTAAATGCTCCTTCTTTATAAGGAAATCCAGGTCTTGCTAGAAGAATATTAAATGAAAAACTTATTCTTTCATTATCAGTATTATTTGTTTGAGTTCCATGTTTCAATGGTCCTGGCCAAAGCATCAGTAAACCATTCTCTAGTGGAGCTGCTTGTTTACTTGGTAATGTACCAAAAACAAAATTCCCACTCATATTACTATGAATTTGGTCAAATTGCAAGTTACCATCTTCACCATTAGTGTTTAAATAATAAACCCCCGATATATCTGCATATCCATGATGATGTTCATGAGCATAATGACCTTTTTTAGTTTTAGTAACCCAACAATTTGTTATAATAAAAGGAAACCAATCATAATCAGTAACCTGTTTTAAATAATCTTCAACACCTTCGGTTATAAATTTTTTAAAATGAGTTAATTCATACTCTTCAATGAGATTTCTCTCAAATGGATCCAAATTTAATTCATGAGTGTCTCTAGTCCAATGTTTTACTTGAGAGAACTCTAGTTTATCACAAGTATCCTTAAGTTCTTTTTGTATATCATCAAAAACAGTACCTTCTGCTTTATTACAATAAACAGGAATTGGAAAAATATGGAATAATTCAGACATTATATGGGTAGTTTAGCTTTAGAAGTTGCTTTCATAAAATTAAGACGAGTTGCGTCCCATTTTAATCTTTCTTTTAAAGGTTTAGATATTAATTTAGTTATCGATTCTATTTCAAGATTATTACTTTCACAATAATAACATATTGCATCGATGTAATTAAATTGCTCTTCTGCTACGATTTTCTCAATCTCCATAGCAAACTTTTGAGGTGTGAGAAACTTACTCTCTATCGCCTTTTCTAATTCTTTATTTGGTTCCATAGAGCTCCAGTTTATCTTTAACAAATTTGTTAATGTATTCTCCGAGAAGTTTAATGTACTTCGCTTTGTCTCGTTCTTCATAAATTACACACTCGCCATTTTCGCAGGCCATAATAATTACAAGTTTTTTAATTGATATTCCTGTCATCTCATACAACATACATCCGTATGCCATACACTGGACAAAATAATGTTCAATCCAGTTTCTTGGTTTAGGTTTCTTAGATGTCTTAAAATCTATTATCGCTAACTCGCCATCATATTCAGCAATACAATCAACTGTTCCAGCAATACCTAGTTCTTTACTATATAGCGGTCCTTCCAGAGCGTATATATTGTTTATTTTGTTTAATTTACCCTTTGATATTTTAAATAAAAAATCAGAAATAGGACGTACTTTAGGTAAATCTTCATTCTTTAGATAGTGTTCTGTAAGAGTATGCATATCAGTTCCACGACCAGTAGCCGCTTTAGTGATACGATCTGCCTCTTCATTACCAACTCTCTTTCTCCACTTAACAAAGATCTCTTTATTAAAATGACTTGTTACAGATGTAATAGAAACCATCTTAATGAGTTCGTCCTCATCAGGAATCTTATAATAACGAACCCCATCTATATGCTCTCGTTCAAGAGGTTTAAGGTCTAATTCAACGTGATCAAACATTACATTCCGTTCTCAAGTTTAGCAATAATGTATTCTTTGACAAGTCCAGAACGAACGATGTCATCAACACCAAACTCTATTATATCAAAAGATGGCATTTTACGCAAAACACTCATAAAGTCCACAATACCATTCTTATCATTTGTTTTAGTCAAATCAGTTTGACTTGCATCACCACAGAACATAATTTTTGAGTTTTCGCCCACACGAGTGATGATAGAATCTAATTCGTGAAAATTGAGGTTTTGAAACTCATCTACGATAATAATAGCATTATCTAATGTAGTTCCACGAATAAACGAGGTACTCCAAAACTTAATACTTTCTTGTGCCTTTAAGTTACCATAAAGCATCTCAAAATCAGCATCAGAAGGCATCTGGAACATATACTTCACCATATTCTTATATGGAATCTGGTAAATATCTGCTTTATCTTCATGGTCACCAGGTAAGAACCCAATCTCACGAGTAGATACTAATGAACGAACTAAGTAAATTCTATCATATGGAGTATTTGTAGAAAGAACGTCTTTTATAGCATTATATAAGGTAATGAATGTTTTTCCTGTACCTGCAATACCATAAGCAATGAGATGCTTTCCTTCTTTATAAGAATCAAACAATTTTTGTTGATTATCTGTTAATGGTTGAATATCAACGAGATAATCAGTATTAATTGGTTTCTTTCTTTTTATTTGTTTGGTCGTCAATCCAACCCCAATAGGTTGTTCGACCTTTTTTCTTCTTGGCATTGGTTTAAATAGGTTTTACATAAGATCCTGGTGCTTTACTTGCTTTCTTTAAAACATCGTTCCAACCAGGATTCTTATTAACTAACTTATCTTTCCATTCACCAACTTCTTGTGCTGCTGCACATCCTTTACTCCAATCTTTATCCCAATCAGGATTTTCATCTTTCCATGTACAATACTCTTTCATAGACATCTGAAGTTCTTTCTCTTCTCCAGTTTTTAAGTTTTTAACGGGATATGTAGGCATAATCTTAGTAATTTGTAAATTTATTTAGACCCAACCAAGGGCTTCGGAAACCGAAGGAAATTGTTCGGTAAAGATAGATCTTGCCTTTGCCACAACATCCATATGCTCTTTCTGTGTACCGTGTGCAGATCTCAAATTAATGTAGTGAATCCAAGAACGGCACGAACCAGTCATATACAGACGGGTTGGAGTGGCAAGTGGAAGCACAAATCTAGCACATTCCTTTGCGACTC